TCCACTCCCTATATGCCCAATTGACTTGGAGCACCGCGGATTTTAAGCCGCCTCACCCTCTCTTTCGGACCTTGAGAAGGTCCCCCTACCCTGTCAAGGGTGGTCGTGCACACCCGCAATCGCAGGTGGCCCTCCACGGGCAGAACACGATCTCTTGCGGAGGAGAGATCCTCAATGGTCGCCCTTATCAGGGAAGAGGTCCATAGGGACCGTCCGTCGACACACGACACACCGCGCAAACCATTCGTTGGACCTATGGCCAACGGGGTTCGCCGACGAGAATGCTGAGCATACCCTCGTCCATCTCCCAGGCCGGGCCACCCTTGCAGGGCAAGCGTGACTCAGCCAGAATTACCTCTCCCCTAGGAAGCGGAGCGGGCAAGATAGATTTACTGCGAAAAGAAAGATCGCAGCCAATCCATCCCTTATCGCGCGCATAAAGATACGCACGAGAAGGCTTTGTCATCAGACCTTGAAAAGCTCTGAAAGATAAAGGTGCCCGCTCCGTAGCAAAGGAGCGGCCATTCACCCACAGGTCAAACAAGACCTCCAACCTTTCTTCGGACGACGAATCGAGCGAAAGCTTGTATCGAGCGTCATCAAGACCAGAGCTGCGTGGCAGGACCACGTAGCCACGACGATGTAATCGTCGTTCGTACTTGAAGGACTCGAGCACGCCCAAGTCAAAGCCAAGATCGCTCGGCCGAAGAACCCAACGAGAGCGAAGTTTCGCAAGAGCGAAAGCCCTCTCCCAAACCGTACCGGCTGCACGACAAACAGCAGCCTGGTGAACGTGACCCTGGAGGTCACGCGAACCACCCCCCCTTCTGAGGTGCCTCACCTCTCTCCACCTCCCACTTGATTCTTTCAGAAAACAAGTGGAATTAATCTCCGCCACGGTCTTAAAACGACCGGTCTTGAGCTCATTAATGACTGCCCACTCGGGGTAGTCAGAATTGAGAACGGGACGATGGCTGCTTATGAGGCAGTCGTCTCCGTTGATTAAAATCCCGGCCTCGCAATCGCGTGTAGCCCACTTGGCGGCTATATACGATTGTAGGCAGAGAAGGGGAAAAGAGAGGTAGGTGCCCATCATCTGTCCGTGGGAAACTCGAGAGTCTCCGACGAACGGATAAAGGGAATCCACAGCCTCCTGGCGCATCAAGCCAGGAACCACCGCGCAGCGCGCAAGAAGAGAACTAAGGATGGTGTCGGCTACGTCCAATCTGAGATTGTCCGTAGCTCCCACCAAATCAATAGAAGTTTGCCAGTCAGACTGGCAGACTCTAGTGATTCTGGATTCGGTAGGCGGGCCTACCAAAAGCCAATCCTTAGTCTCCAACCATGAGAAGATACACTCATGGAGCGGTCCAAGGGTATCCCACCTGTAAGTGGGAATACCCATGGGCCTCAACTTCCCTGCGGAAGGTACCTCCTTATAACGGAGGCGCCATCCGCCAACCCCCTTGGGAAGGGGACCACCCTTACGAACTCTTGCTTGAAACTCACTCCATCGGGAGGAGCTAGACCAGAATTCGGAAGAGAACCCACGGTCATAACGGGATGACCGCTTGGGGAAAAACCCATGGCAATGCCGATGGTAATCCCGGTCCCACCCAAGTGGGAAGATATCTCTGACTACCTTGCGAGCGAATGCAAGATAGTCAGAGGAAGAGGAGGGGGGCAGAGGATCGCAGGCCCGGTTGAACCAGGCGGAGCGGAGAGAAGGGGAAGGATGGACGCTGCAAGAGGTGGAAGGAAGACCCTTCTTGATGGAACTTACGCTGTGCGCAAGCTCCCACCTCTGGCGGCGGCCGAGACGGAGGAGGGCAGGAAGGCCCTCGGGGGTCCACCCGCGCTGGACGCGGGGGAAAGGTGTAGAGACCCGGTCAGACCGGGGGGAGAGAAGGAAGAGGAGATACTTGCCAAGACAAGCAGGTTCAAGGTCCGGTAACTCGCCTTTCGCAAGCGAAAAGCGCAACCGAACAAGCCTTAAACCCTGCTTTATGGTCTCCTCAGTACGTACACGATTGATTCGGCACGTACAGCGAACCCCACCACCGCAGGCGGTTTGACGTGGGGCAAGCCGCGAAGGACAAAGTTCCGACGCCATATTCCGAATGACAAGACGATGAGGGGGACCGAGCAATCGTGTACG